ATGACAAGCCAACCTTACAGGGCAAAAAACGGAAAAACGGGACGGCTCCCCGTGTTTGTGGACACTCAGGAATTTATGAGCTACTCCGACAATGGAGAGGGCTGGTGTCTATCATGCGGGGAACTAGCCTATGGCGTTGAACCTGACGCTAGGCGGTATGAGTGCGAATGCTGCGGGGAAAAAGCTGTTTACGGCTTTGAGGAGTTACTAGTTCGCAATCTGGTACGCTTTGACACGGAAGGGGGTGCTGAGTGAATTTCCATCTCACAATCCAAAGCGACAACGTCAAAACCGGCCCCATCCCGGTGAGCACTACGGGGAGGCAATCTTGCCCCCCTGCGTGCCCTCTCAGGAAAAAGGGATGCTATGCCGAAGGTGGCCCCCTTGGGATGCATTGGGATAAGGTGACAAATGGAGAACGTGGCGAGGCTTTGCTTGCCTTTGCTGACAAAATCCGCTCCCTCCCTGAAAATCAGGTTTGGAGGCATAACCAAGCTGGTGACCTGCCGGGTGAGGGTGACCGGATTGACACGGATGGGCTGGAAACCCTTGTGCGTGCCAACAAAGGCAAGCGTGGGTTTACATACTCACACAAGCCAGTGTTGGGGGCTGGCAATCTGGAAACCACAAACAGAGCATCCATCCGATGGGCGAATCGGGAGGGTTTTACGGTTAACCTATCAGGCAACAATCCCGCCCATGCGGATGCTCTGGCGGATGCCGATGCGGGTCCGGTAGTGTGTCTGCTACCAGAGGGAGCACCGCTTACAAACCAGACCCCCAAAGGGCGGAAGATTATTGTTTGCCCCGCACAACGCGAGGATCTCCCCGGCATGACGTGTGCAAAATGCCAGTTGTGCGCTAGGGCGGATCGGTCGGTTATCGTGGGATTTTTGGCGCATGGGAGCGCTAGGAAAAAGGCAAGCGCAATTGCCTGTGGAGAGGGGGAAGAATGAAAAAGAGGGGACGCCCAAAAGGTCCAGAAAAGGTGCGCATCATGCCCATGGTGCTGATCAAAACCGCAAGCACGCTGGCAGCGCTGGCGTTTAAACAAGGCAGAACGGTTGGGGAAGTGTTGGATGAAATGATTGCAGGAGGAAACAAATGAAAAACGCAAAAATCACGCTCAGAAACTCATTCCACCGCACAGAGTGCGTAGTGGTTTTGCCGGAAATCTATGCCACGGAGCCAAGCGCAACCCCGCTGCACTTTTTGGAGCTAAATGCGGCCCACGGGGACGCGAGAGCCAAAAGACAACTGGCGCGCGTCAAACGCATCCTATGCGGGGCAATGGACTGCAAATGCGGGACTGTTAGGTAACACAACACAACACAACACAACACACTCAGAATGAAACCGGAAACAGTAGTAAACGATATTAAACGCACACTCCACGCGCAAAAGTGGGAGTCAAAACTGCAGGCGGCGCAAGATGAAATGACCGAGAAAATCAAATGTTTACGGATACCGGAGGAAACCGTTGAGATGCTAAAAATAGCTGTTGATGCGGTCAGAATTGCGCGGGAAGCGACAGCCAGAATCCCAAAGGACAGGCGGGAGAATGCGGAGCGAATTGTTAAAACTGCGGAAACGCTAGGTAGGACTGCAGTAAAAATGGGAGGGATGTACTCGGGCGAAACCGAGTTTAGGGTGGATTGGGTAGAGTGTGAGGCGATGGCAGACACACGGACCAGTCTAGGCGCCAGCTATCCCGGGAAAAAATCCTATCGCAAAACGGATGCCATCCATTGCGTGGCCCTAAACATTGAGGGGGTAATCGGGCTGGCAGACAACCAGCAAATCAGGGAGGCATCCGCGAGGGACGGGTTGCCATTAATAAGTCTGCTCCCGGATGGCAGGTGCGTTTGGGTCCGCAAATGCGGACAAAAAATCCTGTCAGAGGCAGGCTGGATTGCGCACAAGGACGGTGTTTGTTACCACTCCGTTAAATCGCCAGAGGATGCCCAAAGGGGGCTGAGGAAAAAACTGAATGCAATTGAGCGCCAGCAAAAGCTTACACGCAACGCAGCAAAAATCAGCAGAAGGGCAAAACTGGTTGCGCGACTGTGTAACGGCGTTGTTGCAACGATAAAGGACGCAAAAGCACTCGGGTTTTGCTCTCCGGGCATCGCTCAATTTCAGGCAACGCATGGGATAGGAGACAGCGCGACACTGCCCGAGTTAATGCGTACCGGGAACCCATCAGCTCAATTGCTGGCGCTCACGATTGCGAGGAAGGTTGCGAGCAAAAAAGAATTGGAAGGGGGGCTGGAATGAATTGGGTAGAAAATGCAAGCGGGGAATGCATGGCAATCCAGGTCGACGGATGGCGAATCGAAGCCAGAAGGGACGGAGAGGAATTCTGGATAGTTGGAGAGGATGGGGATATCGATACGTTCGTTTGGTGCGGCTATATGGAGGGATATGAGCTAGAGTTGGCAAACGGGGTTACGGATGAAATCCCGCAGGAAACTTGGGAGAGGATAGAGGCGGCGATTTGCAGACTGAGAGAGGAGTGGAGGCGGAACTGGTTTCCATACGATAGTTAAACAAACCAGAACACAAGCGAATCAAGACCAGCCCCAATGGAGCAATCCTTTGGGGCTTGTCATTTTGTGGTGGTTATGGTAGCGCCGAGGGAAGGATGAAACCAAAAAAGAGATTGCCTGCCGTAGTCAAGACGTACCTCGAGGGGATTGGGAGGCATGGAGGGCAGTCAACCAGCGCAAAAAAGACAAACGCGAGCCGCGAGAACGGGGCGCAAGGGGGAAGACCGAAGAGGAAGCGGTGAGAGGAGGGAACGCAACACAAATGGCAAGCGACCTACTGCGGACGGACGGGACAAAGGTACACACTGGCGAGCTAATCCCCGAGGAGGTGAGGCAGCGCGCGCTTGATTTGCTGGCCAAAGGGGGAGGCATTAACGAGACTGCGGAGCAAGTTGGGATCAATAAGCGGACATTGATGGCAATCCGCACCAAAGAGGTGCAAGACAACCCCGCTTTTGCGACCAAGTACTACAGCACCCGCACGCCAGCGAGGTTGCTCCATTTGGCCAACCAAGCCATGGAGAGGATGAGCGAGGAGATTGATAGCCTCCCACCGGGGGTTTTACCCGTTGTAATGGGGGTGGCACTGGACAAGTATATGGCTCTCTCAGGGCAAGCCAGCTCAATTCATGAGGTCAGGCACCAGGTATCTCTGACTGACGCAAGCGGCCCAGCAGGCATTTCAGGGGCTGGCAAGGTTATAGATGTTTAACGGAGAGAGATACGCATTTCATATGACGTGTATTGTGTGAAGTTATGCGGTGTATTATTATCAGGCATCCAAGGGAAAAAGGGGCTGTTCCAGGTCACAAAAGGGCCGTTCCAGCCTAGCAAAAGGAGCCAAAACGCCCACAAGGGGGGGCGGGGGTTGCCCATTTTGGCGCGAGGGAAAATGCTGACGCGTCTCACCCTTCACAATTTTTCTCTAAAAGGGCTTCCGGCGGCGTCTTCTGCCTCACAATTTTTGCCTAAAAGCCCCATCTCGGCTTCCTCCTGCTTCCTTCTGCTTGCCCCTAGGCTGCCCTGTGTGTCGTCCTTTCCTTCGTCTGCTGTGGTCTACTGGTCGTTTTTTGGAGCAGGCTATCGTTTTTTGTCGTTTTCCTCTTGCACTGAGAGTGACTCACTGGTACCAGAGAGAGCAACCACGCTTCTCTTTGGGCCTCACTTGTCGCGGATAAAACCTCGGTGAGTGGGGTTCTTTTTTTGTCGTGACAATCTGCGCTGTTTGATGCTGTCTGGCTGGCATGAGCCGTTACGTTCCAGTCTATCTTGGTGTCTCCCAGCTTGGTCTAAAGGCTGAAGACTTCCTTTCTTGGAGCGACATTGCTTCGATTGAGAAGCAGGTCCAGCCCGGTAGATTTGATGGGATCTGCTTTGATGGTGCTGTTTCGGCTGCTTTACTGGAGGACATTGGGGTTGATGTGGGGGTTAATGTTGTTTGGGCGAAGTATGCATGGCCCCATGTTGAGCGTGAATACTGGCATTGCTTCCTCTTCTTGAATTACTGCCTGACTGGCTTCCACACCTTTGGGCAGGTTGGCAGGAGGGGCTTGGTTGACGAGTGCAATGTTGAGCTTGGCAGTTGCTTTGTCGTTGATCCTAGGCGCACGCACTGGCTTGAGCCGATTGGAGAAGAGCCTGAGGTTTGCCTACTGCTCCAGTTTGCTGTTCCAAGGAGGGACAAGAAGTCGTTCAAGAAGATTGTGGACTGGATGCTTCCACCATTCTGATTTCTACCCATTTCTACCAATTTCTACCCATTTTCCGCTAGACCCCGCTAGAATCGCCTAGAATGCCCTGTACGTTGTTTTCTGCTTGATTGGGTGTGATTGGTCTGCCAGTTGTCTCGCCACACATGAAACTCGCAACACTTGAACTGGTTGATTCTGTTGAACGTCACCCTGATGCTGACCGGCTGGATGTCATCAAGATCTCTGGCTATCAATGCATTGTCACTAGGGATTCCTACTCTGTGGGCGATCCTGTGGTTTTGATCCATCCTGACACTGTTTTGCCTGATGATGAATGGGCGAAGCCATTCAAGAGGGGTGAGAGGGTAAAGGCTATCAGTCTGCGTGGAGTGTGGTCGTTTGGGATTGCGGTGAAGCCTGATGTTGTTCTTGGAGAAGGTTGGGTTGATCTTGTGGAGCTTGGGCAGGAGATTTCTGCTTTGATTGGTGTGCGGAAGTACGAGTCTCCTGTTGGCAACGACCTTCAGGCCATTGGTGGACTTCCATTCGGGATGTTCAAGACTGACGAGGAGCGTTACCAGAACATCAAGGATTTGCCTTGGGGAGAGAAGGTGGATGTCACACTCAAAGTGGACGGCTCATCCATGACGGTTTACTGCAAGAAGGTGGACGGGGAGCCTGTTGTTGGGTTGTGTTCTAGGACGCAGGAGTTGAGAACGACCTGCGATAATAAGTACACCAAATGCTTCAATGGGTATGGGTTTGATGAGAAGTTGCCGATGCTTCGTGACCTTCTTGGGTTCGACTTTGCGCTTCGTGGGGAGCTTCATGGCAAAGGGATTCAATCATCGAAGCACAACCCACACTCACAGGTGGATCGCCTTAGGTTCTCGGTCTATGATGTGCTGAGCCTGGAGACTCTTGAGATTCAGCGGAAGGGGAGTGAATTTTACTTTCTGAAGGTTATTGATGAGGATTCCACCGTTGAGGTGATTGAAAGGGATGTTGAGCTGACTCCTGAACTCATCAAGAAGTACGAAGAGATGGACAAGGGACCATCTGGCCACCACTTTGAGGGTGTTGTGATCAAGCATTCCAAAGGGTCGTTCAAGGTCATCAACTTGAAGTACGATTCGTTGAAGTAGAGACATTGCCCTAGTAGTTCAGTGGTAGACCATCGCTCCCTCATGGTTAAGGACCGAAAAGCTGGGATGAAAGCGAATGCCGTGGGTTCGATCCCCACCTAGGGCGCATTTTCTCCTTGCCACTGGCATGGAATTTGTAGTAGGTGCGGGTCATGAGCGACCGACTGGGAGCGGCATTGAAACAAGCTGGCAAAGCTAAGGTTCGTCGTCGTCGTAAGAGGAGTGACGCTGGCAAAAAGCGTGGGCCGAAGGTCAAGGTTGAGCCTGTGGTTTCATTGCCGGATGATGAGGTTGTCCTACCGGATTCGCCTCCAGAAGCATGGGTAGATGAACCGAGAATGACCCATATGGCCAACGATAGGGCTTCTGTGCTGTCTGGCCTTGGAGTGAGTGAAGGCACGTTCTCAGCCATTTTCCCGCAACTTGGGGATTACATGGATGACGACGACTTCCATTTCATTGAGAGCAAGCTGGGGCTGGCGCATGGGGTGCTGGGCGAGGCAATTGCAATGGATCTGCCGGTCTACTTTGAGGGGGTTGTGCTTCCAATCGCATTGCAGAACCAGAGGCTTTGCTACGTTAGGAATGATCGTGGGGAATGTGACTTGGTTCGCAGGAAGGTTGATTCTTGTCGCCATGGTCAAAGGGTCTTGGTTAAGGATGGAATCATTGTTAGGGTGCTTCGATGAAGCTTTTCTGCATTGTCATTGTCATCCTTTCGGTCATCAGCCTGTTTCTTCCTGATGAGTGCTGAACACACCATGCTTGCTGTCTTTGTGGCTTGGCTGATCCTTGTGGCATGGATCTGGAAGGCTGGATGGTTTAAGTGCTGAATGTTTGCCTCCCTTGATCATCATCCCGATGGGGGTGATTGGACGCTGGAACGGATTCTTGATTACAAGTACATCCGTCACCCTGTCATCCCTAATCCTGACGAGGCTTACCTTCGTGACTGTGTAGAGAAGCTTGGTGTTGCTGCTGTAGGTAAGTGGCTTCTTACTCGTGACACACGGGTCTGGATGGAGCAAGACGACCCCTTCCGCTACGCCATCGAGCCTAAGCACTGGAAGACAGCAGATGCCATCCTGAACGAAACTGACGAGGTTCTGGTGCTTGGAGGCAACCGGGCAGGGAAGACTGAATGGGCTGCTAGAAGGGCTGCACAGATGCTTGTTGGTGTTGAGAGGGGTGAGTTCCCTTGGCCACAGTGGATGAAGGACAGATGCCAGAAGCGTGGGCTGAAGATCTGGTGCCTGCACACGACCAACCAAAGCTCCATCGCATTCCAGCAGCAGGTGGTCTACAAGTACCTTCCCAAAGAGCTTCGTAACGCTAGGAAGAGCAAGTTCACCAACCTGTCTTACACCCAGAAGAACGGGTTTTCCGATAACACTGCTGTATACAACACAAACCAGATTTGGTTCCTGAACTATGCTCAGGACAAGCAGGTCATTGAGGGTGGAGAGCCTGATCTAATCTGGTGTGATGAGTTGGTTCCACACGACTGGCTGGAGACGATTCGTTACCGACTGATTACAAAACAGGGCAAGCTGATCCTGACGTTCACTCCCATTCTTGGGTACACCCTTGTGGTGAAGGAATATCTGGCCGGGGTGAAGATCACAGAGACAAAGCCTAGTCCATTGCTGCTTGGGAAGAACGTAGCTGGATGTCCAGAAGGGACGATGCCATTTAAGGCTGAGGCAAGGCAGGGCAGGGCTGGAGTGATCTGGTTTCACACCCAGTTGAATCCTTACTCTAGCTGGGACCAGATGCAAAAGACCCTTAGGGGTCGATCCAGTTACGATGTAAAGATCCGTGCCTATGGCTGGGCAGAAAGCACTGCTGGAAGCCAGTTTCCCAACTTTGGAGAGCATTCAGTTGTTCCTCACGACAAGATACCGGCTCAAGGGACAAACTACATGGTCATCGACCCTGCTGGGGCCAGAAACTGGTTCATGCTGTGGTGTCGGGTAGACACGCAAGGCAGGCTATACATCTACCGTGAGTTTCCTGACGAAACCTATGGTGAATGGGCGTTACCTTGTGACCGTCCAGATGGGAAGCCGGGACCAGCACAGAGGGCTGGAGCTGGCAAAGGGATTCAGGAGTACTGCCAGATGATCATGGATCTGGAGGGTGACGAGGAGATCCAAGAGAGGTTCATTGACCCTAAAGCAGCAGGCACCCCTACAGCCTCCAAGGAAGGCGGTGTAACGCTTCTAGATCTGCTTGAGGAGTCTGGCTTGTCATTCACTCCGGCAGCCACAGTGACCGTTGATGAGCGTGTCCTGCTCATTAATGACCTTCTTTCCTACAATAAGGATGAGGAGATCTCTGAGGACAATTCACCTAGGTTGTTTGTCTCTGAGCGTTGCCAGAACCTTATTTACTCGTTAAGAGAGTGGACTGGGGCTGATGGTCAAAAGGGAGCAAGCAAAGACCCTATCGACTGTTTGGGCTATCTGACAGTGATGAATCCTGAGTTCGTTGAGGCCAAGAACATGGTCTGGCGAGATTCCGGGGTCATTGGCTCCTACTGACCCTACTTTATGGACAACTTTCAAGACCCTATCGCGGAAGCAGCAGACAAGCCTTCTCTAGAAGTCCTCATGGACGAATGGAAAAGGGCATCATGGCAGGGTCTGGATGGGGCCAGGATCAATGGGTTGGATGACATCCGCTATGCTAGGTGGCAGGGGCAGACTGATGACGGCAAAAAGCACAGTGAATACCGTTCAAATGGTGAGCCTGCATGGCCTTTTGAGGGGGCAAGTGACGTAAGGTGCCGTCTGGCAGACTCAGTCTGTAACGAAATCTCAGCCCTACTGCTTTCAGCATTCAACCGGGCAGACATCAGGGGCAACGCAACTGAGTTTAACGACCTGCCGATGGCTCAGGCCACCACAACCCTGCTGAAATGGGTCAAGGAGAACAAGCTGGCGAGCGATTTGGCGAGGGAAGCTGAACTTGGAGCGCAGTATGCCACCCAGTATGGCTGGACAGTCTTCTTCACAGGCTGGGAGCAGAGGGTTTCCACCCGTAAACAGATCATCAAGTTCGATGAAATGCTGGCAAACGCCCAGCAGTTGGACCCAGCAAGCCCTCTTGCCGCGCTCCCTGAGCTTGTAGCCAACCCAGAAGCCGAGGATCAGGCGGCTGAACTGTTCATGGGGCTGCTTCCCATCGACAAGGTGGAGGCAAAAGAGCTTGTTCGTGACCTTCGCAAAGAAGGGGGAGGCGACTGGGAGCAGCAATACGTCTCAAAGAACCTCCCAATGGTTCTTGCGCTCAAGCCATACGACGAAATTGCCCTTCCGCCTGAGACAGTTGACCTGCAATCGGCCCGAGTGATCTTCCGTAGGTGCTGGCACACTGAAGTTGAGCTTCGTGAAAAGGTTATCACTGACGATTGGGACGAAGATTGGGTTGAGAATGTGGTTAAAGCCGGTGGCTGGCAGATGTCTGCCAACATGGTTGACTACGAGACGGCTTCCACGTTGGTTGCATACAAGTCCATCGACCGGAAGAACTTGATTGAGGTGGTCTACGCCTATTATCGCACGATTGATGAGGGTAAACCTGCGATTTATTACTCAGTGTTCTGCCCAAGCACTGCTGCAACGGCTAGAGACGCTGCCAAGTTCGCAAAGCATGAACTTTTGGACTATGCACACGGGGATTACCCATTCGTTGAGTTCCGACTTGAGAGAACCAAGCGTGCTGTAACTGATTCCCGTGGGGTTCCTGAGTTGGTGACGACCGATCAGGACGAAATGAAGGCGCAGCATGACTCCCTTCGTGACCGGACGGCATTCGAGACGCTTCCACCCATCAAGGTTGTCAAACGTATCGGGCAACCCACCAAGATTGGGCCTGGAGTGCCCCTGCCTGTCACTCGTCCTGACGATTACACCTTCATGGACCCGCCCTCTAGGGCGCCGCAAACAGCCTTCTCGCTGCTTGAGCGGATCGAGACGAATGTTGCCTCATACTTTGGCCTGAACCACCCCAACGTGCCTCCTGTGAAGTCACAGATGCTCCAGCAGGTGCGTGTTAATGCATGGCTTGGTGCTTGGCAGCAGGTGTTCAAGCAGATGTTGGCCTTGTGCCTCCAGTACATGGCTCCTGAAGAGATTGAGAGGATTACGGGAGTGCCTCTGGCTCAGAACCTTACAGATGTTGCCGGGTCTTTTGATGTGTCAGTGAAGTTTGATGTGCGTGAGTTGGACACCAACTACGTTGCCGAGAAGCTGGCAAGCATCCAGAAGTTCGTCGTTCCGCTTGATGCAGGTGGGGTGATTGATCGAAACAAGTTGGTCCAGATGTTCCTCAACGCCATCGTGCCTGAGTCTGCTTCTGAGTTGATTCTCGACCAAGGTCAGGCTTCTGAGCAGATGTACCGGCAGATTCAGAGCGACATTGGCCTGATGATGCTTGGTAGTGAAGCACTCTACACCGAGAACGATCCTGCTGCTAAGGCGAAGATGCAGATGGTTCAGGACGTTATGGGCAAGAATCCCAAGGCTCAGGCTGCGTTGCAGCAGGACCAATTGTTCCAGGCATTGTTCCAGAACTACGTTAAAAACCTCCAGATGAGCATCATGCAGGACCAGAATGCCAGCATTGGCAGGATGGGTGTTGCACCTATTGCGCCTCAGCTCCAGCAACCTCAGCTTGAACAGGGTCAGGCATGATTGAAGGCAACCTATCGGTAGAAGATGTGAAGGCGTTGGCTGCTTGCGACACCAACCCTTTATGGAAAATTATTCTAGAAACCGTAAAACTTCTGGAAGAACGAGAGGTTGAATACACTCTTGATCCTGACATTACACCTGACCAGAGGGGATACTATGCTGGCAGGGCTGCTGGTGTTAGGGATGTAACCAAGGAGTTTTTAAGGCTTCGTGATGAGTGTAAGGCGGCTTTGTCCTAGACACCGCTAAATTGATGTGGCTTTCCTTGATCAACTCCCGGCGAGTTTAAGCCGTGTATCGGTGCCTTGGGCACCATAAAAACCCATGCCTAACAATGAACAGCCTGCTGCGGCTGAAACAGCAGTATCGAACGCCCTGGGTCATCTAGACCAAAGCAAGTTGGCAAGCATCATTGCTGACAAGTTCCTCTCAGGGGAGGAGCAGAAGGCTTCCACCGAGGAGCCAGAGGTGCAAGAGGAGGAATCCACTCAGGATGAATCTGATGCACCGGAGGTTGTTTCAGAGGAAACTACTGAACCTGAAGAGGCTGAAGAAACGCAACCTGAGCCTGAAGAGAAGGAGGAGGAGGACCATGAAGAGGACTCCAAAGAACTTCCCAAAGGTCTAAAGAAGCGAATCTCCAAGCTGTCTGAGAAGCGTAAGGCTGCCGAGGCTGAAGCAAAAGCCGCTCTTGAGAAGGTGAAAGCCCTTGAGAGTGAACTTGAAGCTACAAGGAATGAAAACAAACCTGAGCCAAGGCAGCATCAGTCTTCGCTGGGATCTGATCGTTTTGCTGAGTCATTGAAGTCTGTTGATGAAGTTGATCGGCAGATGAAGGAAGCCATTAGGGTTATCCTTGTGACTGAGCAGAACCCAGAAGGTGGTGTCTTCAAGATGGATGATGGGTCTGAGCGTGAGATTTCCGCTGAGGAGATCAAGGTTGCTCGCCTTAAAGCCATTGAGTTGAAGGACATCTACCTTCCTGAGCGGAAGAGGTATCTTGAGGCTGAGAGTGCGGTTGAGCAGGACGTTGTTAAGGAATATCCATGGTGGAAGAAGCCTGACACGCCTGAATATGCAATCGCGCAGCAGTTCTTGAAGGACTTCCCCGAGATCAAGCGTAAGCCTGAATGGAAGTACATTGCAGCACTTCTTGTTGAAGGTGTGGCAACCAAGGCGACCCGTCAAAAGGCTGCCCAAAAGCCTGCCGCTCCTGTGGTCAAGAAAGCGCCAGCAGTACCTAGGTCTTCTGCACCTGTTGCAGTTGATCCCAAGCGTTCTACAGCAGACAAAGCCAAATCAGAGTTCAGAAGGAATCCCAGCACGGACAACCTCGCAGAGTTGTTCAAAACGATAGGCATCTAAACTCTCACAATTGATAGAAAGAAACTGATATGGCACTGCTCACTGAACCCAATGTAGTTGGAAAACGCGAAGACTTGATGGACATGATTGCCTTGGTGGATGCCAAGGACACGCCCCTCGTCTCGCTTGCAAAGAAAGGTCAGAAGCCGGGGAATATGTATTTCCGCTGGCAGGCTGACTCCATGCCTGCTGTGAAGGCTGGCGGAACGATTGACGGCACGGACGTGTCGGCCTACGACAACTACACCAAGGATGGTGCTTCCACCTTCCGTACTGAGTTGTCCAACTACGCCCAGATCTTCCGGCGTGCAGTTCGCGTGTCTCCTCTGACCGAGGATGTGTCCGTGATTGCTGGCGTGCGTGATGCACTGGCTTACGAAGTGTCCAAGGCGATCACCATGATCAAGCGGGACATGGAAGTTGCCTTCTGCTCCAACCAGACTGCTAATGCTGACAACGGCACGTCTCAGGCGTATACGACTGCTGGCTTGCAGACCTGGATCAGCACTGCTGGTACTGGAACCGGGGCTACGATCCCTTCCAACTTCCGCACGCCCTCTGCGTCCATCGTGACTGGTGCTAACGCCAGCTTGCTGACTGATGCTGCTGTTCAGGCTGCTCTGACCTCGATCTATGAACAGACCGGGACTCAGAAGACCTTTGACTGCATCGTTGGTACGGCCCTCAAGCGTGCGTTCACGACTCAGTTGGTTGGAACGACCACCCTGACGACCACCAGCACTGTTGGTGTTACCGGGGCCGGTGCAAGCAAAGTGCAGACCTTCAGCCGTGATGCTGGTGATGGCACCTTTATTCAGGCGATTGACATCTTCCAGGGCGACTTCGGAACGCTCCGTCTGCATCCTTCCACGTTTATCTCGACCATCGCCGGATCGACTGTGACTGCAACCAACTTCAAGGGGCTTATCGTCGACAGCTCGCTGATCGAAGTGCGCTACGGTGGCAATGTGGCTTCTGTCACTGAGCTTCCTGACGCTGGTGGTGGTCCTGCCCGTCTCGTGCAGGCTGTGGCTGGCTTGGTCTGCGGAAACCCGCTGGGCCTTGGTAAGTTCGACTATACCGCAGCTTAATCGCTGACATCCCGCAAATGCGGTGGGGTGAGGGGGTTCAATCCCCCCTCGCCCCGATGTTCGTCTTCATCACACTCTATGTTTGAGATCCCAGCCAATATTGCCCCTGCTCTTGAGAAGGAACTTCGTCGTGGATGGCAACGCAACGCCATTGCCGCCGAGATTGAGTCCAAGACCAACGCTAAATTGAATGCGATGGACCACAGGAGCATGGATGGTGTTGGCAGGCTTCGCATGAGGGTTCCTGCTGATGCATTCCACTACTGGGGGCAACGGCTTGGATACGAGTGCTGGCAAGACGAGCAGTTCCTTAGGGAATACGAGCGGGACAACCCGCAAGTTAAGGTGAAGTCTGTTGGAACCAAGTTGTCAGTAGGCTATACACCGACCGAAAAACGCTTTAGCAAGTCCTACGGGGTCTTGTAATGCGAACAATTCAATTCAGCACAATCCTGAACGAAGCTGCCCAGCTTTGTGGTCTTGATCGCGACAACCTGTCCACTAAGACGTTCAAGGCACTTCGTGACTTTGGGAGCAACAGGCTGAATGAAATCTGGAACAGGGAACAATGGCCTTTCCTTGTCCAATACCTGAATACGCTTTCAGGTCGTGAGGTGACTCAGATTGAGACGATTGCTGGATCTCCATTGGTTACTTTCACAACACCGTACAACCTATGGCCCTACTCGGCCTTGAACTACAATGGGGCACCGGCATTGATCAATGTCGATACTACCATTGCAAATGAACAGGTTGGGGCGCCGCTGATTACTGGTTCTTTTCCATACACTTCAACTCCAACGATCACAAGCATCACTCTGAATGTTGGCGAGAATCAATCGTCAACAGCAACCTACACGCTCTCAGGAAGCCCTGTAGCAGCACTTTGGTCAGAGAGTGATGACGAGTATCGGATTAGGATTCCAAGCGACTGCGAGGCCCTTCTTGGAGTTTATACGCACGACCCAAGGGCGACCACTAAGGCTGTTCCTGTTGGGTACTACATTGAGTCGCTGGCTTCGCCTCTTTACAACAATCTTTTTTCGACCTGGTTTGACTACGCAGTATTGAAGCAACAGTTAAACTGCTACCTTCAGTATCGCACATCATGCCCAAGGCTTACTGGTGATGCATACAATGCTGCAACAGCATACTCGGCTGGAGATCAGGTGTATTACAACGGTAGTTTTTACACCGCCAGCTCATCAGTAACTGGAATTGCCCCAAGTGCTTCTGGCAACACTGCCAACTGGACAATCGTAACTATCCCAGAATTGTTCCGTGCGTTCCTTGTCAGGGCGATCCTAGCAGACTATCTTCGCTCAGAATCCCAGTTCGATCAAGCTGCGGCGGCTGAGGTTGACACTCAAGCGGCTTATGACAGGGCAGTAGACTTCGTCCTTCGTCAGCAGCAGCAGTCAGGCAAATTGAACATGGTGTATACTTACTAGTCCTATGACCACTCACGTTACGCAGACAAAAAGGAACATTGGGAAACTTTCAGGTACTGGAGCGCAGATTGTTGGTAATGTAACCACCAAGTTTCGTGATGCGTTTGAGAACTACATTCCTGGACGTCTTTACAACGAGACGAAGGCTTCTGGGGACATCATTGCGCTTGATGGGAATGCTGCTGGCGCAAGCTACCTGACTATCTCCAAAAGCCCTTGGAATGTTGGAACTGAATCAATCCTTGAGACGATTGCAAACTTCAACCTTCCGCTTGAGGTTTCTATTGGAGCGCATCGCTCTCAGGCTGCTATTGGTCAAGAGTTTTCCATTGAGATTGTAGATACAGATACTCCGCTTCCTTCGTACACTGAAGTGGCTGTCTCTTCGATGTCGCAATCTACAACTACTCTGACAGTAAATACTGCCACAGCACATGGGTTGTCTGTTGGTATGAGCATTGGCATCTACGGATGCGCTGACAGTCGATTCAACTACGGATCTGTTGTTGTAGCCACCGTTCCTTCCACGACTCAGTTCACAGTCACTGCCGGTCCTGCTGGTCCGATTCAATCCCTAACTGCTTCCCCTGCCGTTCTTGGAACTCCATTCGTCTACGTTCGTCGTCGGCTTGGAGGAGCCAATGATGGGACTAGCATGATCTTTGAGAATGCTAGTGCAACCAACGCTTCGTTCTACGTTCGGTCTGAGTCTGGAGATGCATTCCCTTCTGGGACGATTGCTGGCAACCATTCTGCAACCATTGGAACGACTGCATCTGTTCAGTTGGTAAACGCTGCAAACCAGTACGCATTCGCTCCGACGACTGAGTATCGACTGAATTTGGCTTCTGATCGTGTGCAGTGGCATGACAGTGCTGTTGATGTTGCTACTGGAACGACGCAACGTGTTCTCAGGACGTCTGTCTGCCCGAGTCTTGACAAGTCTTACAAACTTCGCATCCGGGCCACAAACAACAAGGGTCTCGCGGCTCCTATTGGTAAGATCGTATCTGCTGCTAAGACTGGAACTACAACCGCAACGGTGACGTTTGCTGCGGCTCATGGATTGACTGTGAACGATTACGTCACCATCTACGGTGCGCGTGACACGACCAACTTCCCGAACCTCACATCAGCAACTCAGGTTGCCAGTGTTGTTAATGCAACTACAATCACGATTGTTTGGGGTGGAGCAGTCACTGCAACAACCTATGGTGGCTATGTCGCTAGGGCGCAAGGCGGGCAGGTTGCACAAGGTGTGATTGCTCAGGTTGGATCTGCTGTTTCCATCACAAATAGCATTGTTACACTTACTGGAAGTGCTTCTTGGTCTGGCCTGAGCATTGGTGACACGGTCGAACTGATCGGCATCAGGGCAGATCTTACTGGGAATGATCTGCTTGTTGATGGCGCATACGAGGTAAGGAACGTATCGACAACCACTCTTGAGCTTCAGGCGATGCCAGGCACGGTTCCTCCTGCTACATTGGTTTCTACCAACTGTGGTGGCGGTGTTATCAAGCGGACTGATCTTCGTATCAGTTTTGTCCGTGTGTTTGACTACGAGCGTGAACGTGTTGAGTTTGCTCCTCGTCCTGGATCTGATGCAACCGTTGCGCTTCCGGTTCAGATCGCTCAGTCTGTAACGCTTACAGGAAACATTCAGGGAACACAGGCAAACAACTCCACCACAGTTCCTCAACCTGTACTGACATCAGTTGTTGGGCTTTCCGCAAACCCGACGGCAGGAACAACCGCTCGTCAGCAGCAGGCTATTGGCACTCTGATCGGTGTTCCGATTACAAAGCCATACGCAATCCCTGAAGCTGGCTGGAATGCCTCGCTTGCGCTTACAACCACAACTGCTGCCGCAATTCAGACCGCCGCTGGTGCTGGCTTGAAGCGTCACTGTACTGCTTTGCAGGCAATCAACACCGGTGCTGCTGCTGTTGAGTTGATCATCCTTGATGGAACCACTGAGCGGTGGCGGCTTACGCTGCCAATCAACGCCCCTGTTGCTTTTGAGTTCCCAACGGAAATCACTACAACTGCCAACACGGCCTTAAACGCCAACCTTTCTGCCGCTGGCACTGTCCGGGCCAACTTCCAAGGCTATACAGCTCCCTAATCCATGAAACTGAAGGTCATTGAAATTGACGTTGTGAGCGGTGTTGTGAAATGCCGTTGTATGCTTGAAATCCAAGGAAAAGACTTCCCAGTAGAGTTCCAGCTTCTTGAGCAGGACATCTACGCAAAGGCTGATGCCGATGGTAGAGACTCGTGGGAAAACAATGACCTGATCGCAGTTGCCAAGGATAAACTTGGCCTTGATGTCTCCCTCTAGCTGTGGATATCCCATTCATTCATCCAAGCACAAGTTATCAGCCGGACGGGCATTACAGTGCTGGGTCTGGATTTGTGGATGGGAGTTCCATCGTGAGGGGATTCACGGGCGTGATTGCCCCAATGCTTGCCATCGTGACTAGCTTCCAAACAGAACTTGAATGGTGGTTGAGAGTAGGGGCATTACTATCGGGCATCTGTGTGTCCGTGCTATCAATCGTGTCGCTGATTAGGAATATGAGGAAATGAAAGACTGGATTACATTCATTCTGGATCACAAAGAAGACATCCTCGCGTGCCTTGGTGGAGTGATTATCGCTGCCCGTGTGATTGTTAAGCTGACACCTACGCCAAAGGATGACAGTGCGCTTGAGAAGGTTGTGGGAGTGCTGAAGCACATTGGCCTTCACATCGACAAGTGAGTTGGATTGCGATTATCGCAAGGCTGATTGGTTCCTTCCCGGAGTTGGTGAAGGTGTACTATGAGATCCGCAAGCACATGGAGCAGGAAGCTGTTCGTCGTGTTCACAGCAACAATGCTCGTGACATCGACCAGTGGATGCTTGACCAGTCGGACACACAGCAGGATTCCGGCACTGCTGTTAAAGGCAAAGACCCTCAACTTTAACAAGGAGCAGAAGGAGTTTGTCGGGCAACTTCTGCATCAACTCAACGACTGCGAATCCAAATGACTGCCCAACAAATGGTGATTGAGATTCAGAAGGTGCTTGGTGTGCCTGCTGATGGAGTTTGTGGCCCTTTCACCATTGCCGCCATTTACGACAGGCTGATTGGCGACGAGAAAGCTGAGCCTGAGATTGACGAGCGCAGTGCAAGGAACTTGGTTGGGCTACACCCAAAGGTTCAGCAGGTGGCAAGGGAGTTCCTTGGTAGGTGCAAGAAGGCTGGATTTGGTGTGAGGATCATCTGTGGGCTTAGAACCTACTCAGAGCAGGCTGAGTTGTATGCAAATGGAAGGACACTGCCGGGCAAGATTGTGACAAAAGCTGGCCCTGGTCAGTCCATGCACAACTTTGGGTTGGCTTTCGACATTGGTATCTTTGTGGACAACAAGTACCTGCCTGAGTCGGCCCAGTACGCTGCTGCTGGTGCGATTGGCAAAGAGCTTGGACTCACTTGGGGTGGAGACTTCCAGTCAATCAAGGATGAGCCTCACTTTGAGTTGCGGCCAGGCTGGGCAACTGGGATGGCAAGTGGAGCAATGCTGGCTGAGTTGAGGCGTAGAAAAGAAGTTGGGACGAGCGTGATCTAGCAATGGCCCTAAGCACTCAATACCAAGGTGATTCAGACATCGCCTTTACTGGCTTCTCAAGCCGCATTAACCCGCTTGCTCTCAAGCCGGGCTTCCTTCAGTACGCAGAGAACCTGAGGCTGTTTGCGACAACAGGGAGGTGCCGTCTTGGGGCTAAAAGGATCACTGATGCAACCCTCAATTCTTGGATTACTTGGGGGGCTGGCGAGTTCATTGATGCCAATGGAGTTGAGCGAGTTGTGCTGGTGGCAACAACCGGAGGAACTCAGACTTCATTCTGGATCTACACACCAGCAGTTGGAGGTGGCACAGGAACAACTCAAGGTCCATACGATTGGCCAGCCCAAAGTGGTCAGAATAGGGTTACTAACGAACCTGTGTCACTGGTTCAGGCCGGTGGTGAAATGTATGTGTTCAGGGGAAGGGACACTAGCCCAACTGTTCTTGTAACGTCGGCTGTTCACGATAATCCAACCAACAGGGTTAACTGCGTATCTTCGTCAACGCATGGATTTGCAACTGGAGATGAGGTTACAATTTCTGGAGCCGGTGGAACAAATTACAATGGGAACTTTAAGGTTACTGTTGTAACAACAACAACATTCTATTACACACCAGAAGCAACTCCTTCTGGAAGTGCTGGTTCAACGATTACAGCCCAAAAGAGCAAGCCTCCGATCAAGTGGGATGGGGTGACGTACTCCAATGCTGGAGTGTCCGTAATGCCTCAGACAACCATCTCGGGCGGTAGCGCAAATATGCCTCCGGGTGACTTTGGGATCTACCACCAAGGCCGGTTGTTGATCGACTACCGCAAGGACAGGATTGCTGTCTCTGACATTTACGACGAAGAGATCTACGACCTTACCTTGAACAACTTCAGGGTAAACACAGGTGCGAATGATGAAATCATCTCGTTCCTACCGTGGATCAACGATGGCTTCTTGGTGCTTCAGAAGCGCAGCATCTACCTTGGCTACATGGACAACAGTGTCCTGACTCCGGGATCAGCTCCAGGGGTTGGATCTTACGTCAGACTGTTGTCGGACCAGATTGGATGCTTGGCCAAAGATTCTGCCGTTGTTGCAGGGCAGCAGGTCTTCTTCCTGTCACAGAGGGGAGTCCATGTGATGACACCTCAGTTGGACCTCACATTGGTTGGGAACACCCTTCCGATGTCTGAGCCGATTGCTGATATCATCGACACGATCAACTTCGATTATGCCGAGAAGGCAGTAGCTGCATTCCATGACAATCGGTACTGGCTAGCTGTGCCAACTGGGTTGAATTCGAGGAATGACACTCTGCTGGTTTACAACATCCTAAACGAAGCATGGGAGTCTGCTGACAAGTTCCCTACCGGTCTTTACGTTGATCATCTGCTGGTTCTCCCATACGACACCCAGCGCAGGCTGCACTTTATGACCAAGGAAGGTGGTCTGTTTGTGCATGAGGAAGAGGCTGCTGGAGACAACATCTATTCAAGCGTTGATCTTCCTATCCTGCCAGTGAACCTACCATTTGACCTTGTTCCCGCTGCGCTTACCACAGTTCCAGTGACGGCTACAGCAAGAACTCGTTCTTACTCAATGAGTTCGCTTGAATCGAAGCGGTTCAGTAAGGTTTCCATCAAGACTGGCGGGTCTGGAACCATGACTGTTACTGCCAACACGCAAGATCCTGACGTGAGTGAAGTGCTTGGTTCCTTTACGCTTTCATCTGAGACCGATACAAATCGGATTCGGGTAGCCTCCAAAGGGCAGAGCATTGACTTCACCATGACGCTCACAGGTGGAGAGCCTGAGATCAGGGCGATTGCAGTTGCCGCACTACCAAACAGCTTCCAAACCAAGTCTTCCTAACCAATGCCATCCCAATTCACACAGGGCATCACATTCCTTGCGAATGACAATGTCACCAACCTGAAGTTGCATCAGTTGGTCAACAATGGGTCTTTGCTGCCTGGCTCCGTATCCGAACAGCCAACCCAGAGCGCATCGCTTGCCAGTGCTGACTCGATGCTGTTCTTGGATGCAAGCATCCCTGCTCTCACGAAGCTACAGCTTGCAAAGCTGTGGGCTGAACCAATGCAGATTGGCCAGACAAACAAGGTTACTGCTGACTTTGCTGTAGTGAGTGCTCCAGTGGCTCAATTCACTACCGCAAGCATTGCAAACCTTACTGGAGCGAGTGCGATTACAGGAACTGCCCCTTCGATTGCAAAGGCTTGGGTGAACTTCAATGGTGGAATTACATCTCTTACAACTGTTACATTCACATTTGTAGGCACTACGATTACAGCCACAAAGGCAACGCATGGACTTTCCGTTGGAGACTCAATTACCATATCAGGCCAAACAGGTAATAATACTGTCCTCAATGGAACATGGGCAGTTGCCACAGTTCCAACCAGTGCAACATTCACATTTGTAGTTCTTTCAACTCCTGCTGGCGCACTTTCATCTGCCACTGTCCAGCCTACTGTGATCAGATCATCTTACAATGTTGATTCTGTAACATATAATGCTGCAAGCGACTACACTGTAAACTTCACTTCAGGAGCACTACCAAACGCAAACTACGTTGTTTTGGCATCGTGCAATCAAAGGGATCAGTTAACAGGTAATGATTCTGTTGGTGTGAAAACCACAAATACAAACGGAGCAAACCCAACACTTCAGACTGCAACCCAAGTTCAAGTGCTTGTGAGGTCTGCCGCTGGAGCCGCAAACGCACAAGGAGTAGTTAGTGTTGCTGCATTTGGACGATAATGAAAATCATCGCACATACTGGGAATGACGGTGTTGTAAGGATCACCATTCCGGTGAATGCTTCTGTTGAGGATGTTATTGCATCAACTGGAGGTGTTGAAATTGATCCAAACGCTCTTCCGGACATGGAGTATCAAAAGGCGTTTGTGCTTTCTGGATCTTCTATTTCTGTTGATATCCCAAAAGCAAAGCAGGTCAGGCTTGATTTCTTTCGGCATCTCAGAGCGCAAAAGTTCACTCAGCTTGATATTGAGTCAATCAAAGCCCTTGAAGCAGGTGATTCTGTGAAACTTGCCGATATAAGCTCCAAGAAGCAGGCTCTGCGTGACGTTACCAAGATTCCGCTGCCAGATACCTTGGAAGAGATTAAAGCCACCTTACCGGCCATCCTCGCATGATCGAAAAAGCTGGAGAGAAGTTTCAGGGCTATAACAAGCCTAAAAGGACTCCGGGACATCCCACGAAGTCTCATGCTGTGTTGGCCAAGTCTGGTGATCAGGTGAAACTGATCCGGTTTGGTCAGCAGGGTGTTAGTGGCTCTCCAAAAAAGGCTGGCGAAAGTGCTTCCTATCGTGCAAGACGGGAATCGTTTAAGGCTCGTCATGCTGAGAATATCAAGAAGGGTAAAATGTCTGCTGCCTATTGGGCGAACAGAACTAAATGGTGACACTTGCTCCAACTGAAGTTTTGGATGGGCCGATCATCCCCGAGGGTTACTCCAAGGAGGAATACGACCGGACGATCTCTGCTGCTGCGAAACAGTGCGCTGAAGGCATTCAGGTTGAGTGCCCTTTGGTTCACCACTTTTCTCCAGGCATCTATGCCCGTGAGATCTTCATGCCTGCTGGCACCTTCATCATTGGCCACAAGCACAAGACTCAGCATCTAAACATCATCCTGTCTGGCAAAGCAGCAGTGCTCATGGATGGCGAGGTTCACTACGTTGAGGCTCCTGCCGTCATTGAAAGCAAGCCCGGCGTCCAGAAGGTGCTTCTGATTGAGGAGGATATGAGGTGGATGACCATCCATGCCAATCCAACTGACTGCCGTGATGTTGTTCAGCTTGAAGAAGAAGCCATCGAACTCGATGAAGAAACGCTTCGCCTTAAGGGCAAGATGACAACCGACCAGTTCAGGATGACCGTAAACGACAGAATCAAGCAGGAGGTTTTAGAATGTCATACATAGCATCAGGTCTAGCAGTCGCATCGCTTGCAACATCTGCCTACGGTGTCTACAAATCCAGCAAGGCAGAAGACAAGATTGCTGGTCAGATGGGTCAAGGCAAGCGTGACTACGCCTCTGAGTTGATGGCTACGCTCAAGGCTCAGAAGAAGGCTGCGCCTGCTCTGTATAACCTTGAGGCTAAGTATCAGCCGATGTACGCCAACCTGTATCTGTCCACGATGCAGCAACAGGCTGGAAGGCAGGGCACGATTGCTCGTCAGCAGCAGGGCATCTACAACACGTTGATGGATCGCCAGAGGGCGCAGGAGATGGCAACCCTACAGGGTGCAGCACCGGCCTACGTTCAGCAGTATCTTGAGGCGATGCCAGGTGTTGGCCAGATCAATGAAGCCATTGTTGGAATGGCAATGCAGGATCTTGCGCTTGGTAAATCCATTTCAGAGGAAGAAGCCCGTGGATTAGACCAGATGGCGCGTCAGGCTTATGCGGCTCGCGGAGTTGGAACCAGTGACCAAGCAGCACTTGCTGAAGTGTTGAATCGTTACCAGTTCGCAAACCAGCGTGAAGCGCAGAGAAGGGCGTTTGCTCAATCTGCCATGGCTTCCAGTGCTGCCTTGTCCCAGCCTGCCCTCCAGCGTGTTCTTGGGGCTGAAACGGCTCCTTTGGCCTATGGTGTTTCGCAGGGTGCTGTCCAGCAGGCAATGCAAGCTGGGCCTAGGTTGTTCAATCCTGAGTCCTCTTACGCTGGAAACCTTTACAACATGAATAGCCAGATGACCATGGCTAACCTCGCCGCTCAGAACCAAGCTGCAGCCCAGACTGCTGCCGCATATGGTCAGCTTGGAAGCTCGCTCGCTGGGGCTGCTGGATCTTACTACGGAGCAAGGTACGGAAAAGGAGGTGGAAGTGGAGGAGGAGGTGGTGGTGGTGGTGGTGGTGGCGGAGGATCTTAGTCTTAACCAACCAATCTTATGGCAAACTTCCAATTCGGTCAGGATAACGTAGGCTCAGGCTGGCAGGTTCCTTCTTGGTACGTCCAAGGGATGAGCCAGAGTCCAATGGCTGCTAGCATTGCTGGAATCGGCAACTCGATTGCTGCTTTCGCAAGTGGGTATCAGGCTGCTAGGCAGGCTGAGAGGAACTATGGCACAGAGCAGAAAAAGCTCACCATCCAAGAAGAAGAGGCAAAGGCAAGGAAGGATTACTACGATTACCTTAAGGGTAATGCCACCACTCAAGCTAACCAGAAGTCATTTTCTTTTTCTCCAGCACTTGATGCAATTAGACGTGAGTTCAGGGAAAGTCAAATGGCTGACTCAAATCAGCCTCAAGGTGCGATTGGCGCAGACGTTCTCAGGAATGTAAACATGGTTCCTGCAACAGAATCTCAAGCTGAGCCTCCTGTTCCATCAGGATATGACTCATCAGGATATGGTTCTGGAATCCCGTTGATTCCGTTCTACTTACAGCGACCATCAAGATGACACCAATCTTCCTTAAGTGGAATATGACCACAAAGCCAGCCACAATGGAGGTGTGGTGTGGTGACAAGGTTCACTTTTCAGGTGAGCCTAAGAAGGCTAAGAAGGTGGCTGAAGAACTGAAGAAGTACGAAGCAGCAAGGAGCAAGTGATATGGATGGCATTCTTTCAGAGGAAACATTTAAAAGACTTCAAGAACAGGCACAAGCAGACAGGCAGGTGTCTGATCTTAGTTCTTTGCGAAAAGAAACAATTCCAGGTCTCGAAAGAGATGCCAAGTTGCTTTCAAAGTATGTAGAGCTTGCAAAGACTGGTGTTAGGAACAGATACAGGGGTGATAAATCTACGGTTCCAGCGGCAGAAAGGTTGTGGTATGCAGAGCAGGCTGCGATGCTCCAGCCTTCGATTGAAAAGAGGGTTCAAGCAGCAGGGCTTATCCCAAGCGTTCAAGAGCAACCAGTCGCACAACAGGTTCAGGCTTCATCACAACAACCTCAACCAACCGCACAACCTGAAGCTCCGGCGCAGCCTTCTGCCAATGCTCCTGCTCCTGCTCCTGATAAGCCTAAGTACGATCCTTTTGCTGAGTTTAATAATTACGAGAAAACTAGAAAGAAATTCTTCAGCATAGCATTTAAATATGTCTCCCAAGTTCCAATTCAATACCAAGATGAGGCATTGAAGCTTGTAAAGGAAGAGTGGGACAACACAGGTCCAAGTCTTCCGAAATCAACGCTTCTGCCGCTTAAGCATCCAGCGACAGGAGAGATTCTTAAGGATCAAGCACTTACTGCTGATGGAAGGATTGTTGAGCTTAAAACTCCTCCGGCGGAGAAAGCTCTGACTGAAGCTCAAGAAAAAAACCTTAAGTTTGCCGGGGCGATGCATCGAGCTAACAAGGAATATGAAAATCTTGTAAGAGCTTCTGGTTACGATCCATCAAATCCGCTGAATAGGCTCCCAATGTTTGAGATGCTTAAGACTCAAAATAGGAAATTGTATGAAGGAATAGTCAATGAGTTCACAAATGCAATAAACAGAGATCAATCAGGAGCGTCAGTTACTCCTGCTGAATTTCAAGCTGCTGAAAGGAGGTATTTTCCTCTAGCTGGAGATACTGAAGAGGTACTAAAGGCAAAAGAAGCTAGAAGAAAAGAAATGGTTGCCTCCATGTATGATCTTGTTCCTGAGTATGCTAGAGATAAGATTCCATCTTACGGAACCAATCAACAGCAGCAATCCGCTCCGGGTGCTGGAGGTGGTTTTTACTTCAACACAAAAACTGGGAGGATGGAGCCTAGATGATTAGGGTTGATATTCCATCAAGGAACACGTTCGTAGAGTTCGACGAAGGCACTCCAAAGGATGTAATGGAGAAAGCCTTGAGGGATAACTTCCCCCGCAATGGTCAGGATGTTGAGTATGACATCAGCACTGGAGATCCACAGGCTAGAAACTCACTCACCGTAGACGACCTTCGCCTCTACAAAGCCTACAAGGAAAGCCAGCCATCCAAAGGTGTTGGAGGTTGGGCTAGTTCAATCCTGCAAGGAATTGGCTCGCTTGGGACGACTGTGGCTGAAGGTATTGGTGCCGCATTCCAAGAACCCGGCAAAGCACTGCCATCTGCTGCTGAAGGCGCAGCCCGTGGGACGTATGACTTGGTGAATCTACTCACTGAATCGACAAATCCAACCTCTGTTCTTTTCCAATTGAAGAACCTTGCCACAAACTCTGGCACTGAGTTTGAGCAGTTGCAGCAGTGGAAGCAGGCATTGGAGATTCAGGCTAGGCGTGAAAGGATTGCGCGTGGTGAAGAAACACTACTGGTCCCAAGTGAGTTGGTGAATCCAAAGCAGGCTGAAGCGGCATCTTTGTTCCTCGATCCAACTGTGTTGATTCCAGGTGGTTCCGCTGGCAAGGGGGCAGTGCTTGCTGAAAGAGCAGTAGCAGCAGGTCTTAAAGGAACAGGCAAGGTTGCAAGAGGTCTTGCAAGGGCAGCAGAGGCTGCTGGTGAGGCGATTGGTTCTAGGGTTGAGAAGATGACCGGCATGGCTCCAGAGGCTGCTGCCTCGGTTGCACGCAACGTTGGGCTTGGTGGTGCTGCCTACGCATTCGATCCTCTTTCAGCGGCAGGGACATGGCTTGGGACGAAGTCTTTGGCTCCTGTTGGTGAGTTCCTTCAGGCTACAGGAGAAGCGATGGGCAAAGGCCCTTCCCGCATCACGCCACTGATGGCTGTTGCTGCTGATGAATCCATCTCACCTCTTGCTCGTAGCATGGCTAAAGCAGCTAATGCGCTTGGTGGAGGCCTAGTGCTCGACGTTGCCCCTAGAACGATTCAAGGGTTGATTGAGGGTGGTGCTATTGGTTCTGTGCTTGGTGCGCTTTCTGAGGGCGAAGAAGGAGCAGCACAAGGGCTTGGAGCAGGTATTGCTGGCGGAGCATTGGGGGCGACAGTTGGCAGAGGCTTCCAGTACGCTCTTGACCCTTTGAATGCGTTCAAGGGGATGCCGTTTCAGGGATCTATTCGCAATGAGCGTGTGACTGCTGACTTTGAGCGGACGCTTAGAAAGATGTCGCCTGAGCAGGCTGAACGTGCTGCTGCGTTTGCTGCCAACATGGCAAACAAGAACTTCGATGCTCGCCCACTGATTGCGGATCTCAACGATGCTGTTGGCAACCTTGGAAGGCGTATCGAGTACATCAGGGATGGCGAGATGCCTGTTGATGCCAATGGCAAACCGTTGTTTAAGGACACCAATTTCCAAGGTGTTTCTGTAAGCAGGGATGCTGAATCTGGTCTTGATCCAGTCATCTACATCAACGTGGACCGAGCTGGCAAAAGCACTGTGCCGCATGAGATCATTCATGCCCTTCGTGACACGATTATTGGCGAAAGGTTTGTAGACAACGCACGCAAGTTTCTCTTTGGAGTTGATGGTGCTGAAATCAGCCCAGACTTGGCCGGTCAAATGGTCAAAGAAGCTGGAGTTCCAATGCAGACCATCTTGGACTTTGCTGAGAAGTATGCCGGGACTGGAAAGAACGCTGAGAAGTTCAAGGCATCTGCTAAGCTTGCCTATGATCAAAATGTCCCGCTTGAGGAGCGGATCAGGAGCCAGAAGTACCTCGCGGACGAGATGCTTGCCTACTACGCTGGCTTCAATGCTGTTGGTGGATTGCGAGGCCAGTACAAGGACGTCTTCATGAAGGGCAAACTACCCAACATCGTGACCTCGATGTTCGATCTGGCCCGTGACCTCACGGTGAATAAGCTTCAACGTGATGGGGCTTTTGACTTTTCCAAGGGGCTTGAGCAGGGATTCTTCAAGGATGGCAAGCAGGTCAAGATCAAGCCCATGGGTGAAGTGGTGAAGGAAGCCTTCACTGCTCTTCGTGACGGAACACTTGATTTTGCTGAACCTACAACCATCCTGAGCGCAAAGGAACTTGGCAAAGAAGGGATGGAACGGATCAATGCCACCTTTGGCACAAGGATCTTCGATCCAAACACAGGCAAGATTGGAGAAGACCTAAAGCCCTCAGGGAAGCCAACAATGGCTCCTACAGGTGTTCCAGATCCTTCTGGCATCACTGACACTCGGCCACTCCAAGGAAAGCCTACAGGCAATCCTACGAAGCCACAGGCAGAGTTTGTGAATGATGTTCTAACCACACCAAGCAAGCCGGAGGAATTGGCTTCTGGGATTGGTGGATTTCACACTGAGAAGGATGGAACTGTGTTCCCATTGGGCCTGAATGAAGCACAGCTTGAGAAGGTCGGAGCCAGTATGCCAATTCGGCAGAGGCGAATCCTCTATCAGTTGAACAAGGATTTCAACAGGGGCATCAACAGCATCTACTTCACAACCCATGCGGCTGAGACGAAGAAGCCAAAAGGCATCGAGCGTGGGCCTGGATCTGCCAGTGTGAAGGATCAGTTCATTGCTGTGAGCAATGGTGAGGTGATCCCATACGAGATCCTGATGAACAAAAGTGGTCAACTTCGTGTCAGGGTTCTTGATATCGGATTGGTATCTCGCCGGATGAACGAACTTTTGCAGACCAAGTTCAAAGGTGCTTTTGCCAGTGGGCTGGATGCTAAGGAGGCTTTCATCCAGAAGTACCTTCCCAATCTGGCAAAAGGGACTGAGCCTTCTGCTGCAATGCTTGCTGATGACAATGGCAAGTGGGGTGATGCTCGCAGGAACCTGTTCTACGAAGCGATGAAACCGCCGATGCCTGATGCGTTCATCAACCCTCCATCCGAGGGCTACAGCATCAAGCGCAGTGACAGGTCAGTGTTCCGTGATTACTCGCTTCGCAACATCTTGAGCATGGCCCCATCTGGTGGGTCTACGGCATTCAACACGAATGCTTACTACAAGCTTAAGCAGAACTTCATGCCAGCCAAGGTTGGTGACAAGGATGTGTTCACCAATGGCGTTGGGACGAGGGTGATTGAAGGAACACGCGGCTACAGGCTCTACAAGCCAGATGGAAGCCTTGAAGGTGTGTATGGTGATCTGGAGACTGCGATGGACAAGGGCAGAAATGTGTCTTACCAACCATACTACGACCCAGAATCGAAGGTTGACCCATCTGTGTTTCATTCGTCTTTGTCAGGTGATACTACGGAAGCCAGTCGCCTTGCCTACTTCAATAGCCCTGAAGGCATTCAGGCTCGTCGGGAAAGGTTTGCTGCCATTTCAGCCAAGCTGGCTTCTGACTTTGAGACTGTACTAAACCGTCCTGTTGAGTCACTCAATCCAGAAAGGATTGCTGCCGGTCTTGATGAATTGGATGCACAGATCAATTCCGCTGCACAGGCTGCGATTGAACGGATTGGAATCTCCAGTGTTACTGACCAGATCGCGCAAGAACGCCAAGCTCAGACTGAGCAGAGGTCTTCCGAATCGTTTGCTGCTAGGAAGCAACAACAGGCTCAATCTGCTGCTGCACAGACTCCTCCACCCTTGACGACACATCAGGCGTTCAGGAATGTTATCGCCGCACGCAGGAAGCCTGTGATTCAGGTGAATCTTTCCAGAACCTTCTTCCCTGCTGCCAAAGCAACCGAACGTGAACTACAACGCAAATGAACCCCGTACGGAAGTGGCGTCGAATCCTGTTTGTTGGATGTTCCCATGGCGCACAACTTCCACCTGAGAATGAGGCGGCTATCCTGAAGTTCATCAAGAACTTCGCCCCTCACGACCGGGTTCACTTGGGTGACTTCATTGACCTAGGCGCCTTCAGAAGCGGTGCCAAGGACAGCGAGATGACTGACCGGGTTCAGCCTGACTGTGAGGCTGGATTGTCTTTCTTGGAGAAGATCAAGGCTACCCACATTCTGTGTGGAAACCATGAGGCTAGGGTGTTTCGAGAACTCAACAGCAGCAATGCTGTACGCTCGTTTGCAGCATCTCAGGTGGTTGGAGCTATTAACGACACTGCGAAGCGTTTAAAGGCCAACCTCGTGCCGTATACGGGTGTCTGGCAGGGACTCAAGTTTGGGAACTACTTGGCCACACATGGGACAATGTACTCCGAGAGCGCAACTCGTGATCATGCCGAGGCTTACGGAAATATCGTCCACGCGCACACCCACCGTGCTGCTGTGGCCAAGGGTAGAAGGATCGACAACCCGACAGGCTTCTGTGTTGGAACATTGGCCGACATCCCTTGCATGGACTACGCATCCACTAGAAGATCCACACTTTCTTGGAGTTCTGGCTTTGTCTGGGGCGAGTACTCTGGTACAGAGACGGTCCTATGGCTACACGAACAACCAAGGGGGCTGAAGGAGTGGAGACTCCCGGTCTGAATGAACTACTCAAGCAACTTCTCGACAAGAATGGTGCAGCTCCACCACCGGGGTGGTTTACAAGCAAGCATTTGCAAGCTGAGTGGGGAGTAGGTGAGCGGCAGTGCAATAAGATCCTATCAAGACTGCTGTCTGCAGGACTGATGCAGAGGAAGAAGTTCGTTGCCAAGGTTGGTCAAGGGAAGTCTCAAAGTGTTTGGCACTATGCGAAAACCGGCATTTGACGCTCCCAAGTTCAAAATCGGTGACATCGTCGTTCGACGAACCAACCCAGAGGCGTTAGGTCAGGTTGTTGCCATTGTGTTCTACGAGGCAGACATCGGGTACTACGTCAGATGGGTGGATGAGATGGAGGTTCTAAGTTGGTTTGAGATCCGAAAGGTGAAGGAACCAAAGCTTGATCAGGAGCAGAATTGCGAGGGATAAAAAAGATTTCACGAAAAAAGCATTGCGCTTCTTTTTGGAGCGGCTTTGATGCAACCCACACATGACACAAGCGATCTTCACCGGATACGACCTCTTGATCGGAATCACAATTGCCTCAGGCTTCACAGCAGCAGCACTCACATTCATGTTCGAGTGGTATCACCATGCCAAGCGAGTGGAGGAGTGGAAGGAACGGCAAGAGCATTGGAAAGCAAGAAAGAACCAACTGATGAACATGGACAAAGAGGAGGGTTGGTTTTGAAGCCTTCAACCTCAGCAGCACTCATTTTGACGGCAGCATTCCTCGCCATCGCAACCTGGTACCTGAAGCGTGTTTGAGAAGGGCTTACGAGATCTAGTCTGTGCAATGCTCGCACAGGCTGTTGGGGATGCCCTGTTTCTACGCCGGGTTGGAAGCTTGGATGATAGGCTGCAGGTCACTGGAAACCTTCCCACCGTGTGGAGGGCCAGCCAATGGCCAAATGATATTCGGGACGTCAAAGAAGTGGCTCACTTCTTTGACGATGGCAGGCTCAAGAGCTTGATTGCTCTTGCTGGACTAGAGTACAGCCCATACGCCTTCAAGAGGGCTGCAATGACTTTACCCGTTGATCATGCCATTCGGAATGATTGGCGGAGCGAAAGCAAAAGGGTCATCAAAAAGACTCCCTTGTTGACAGAGGAAGAAAGAAAGAAAATCCAGCCAAAGGATCAGTACAAAGCTGGAACGTGGAATAGAAGCCACTACAAAAAAACACAAATTGAACACGAACAAAACACTAAAAACACATGAAAGCACCAAAACCAATCCCTAGCGCACCAAAGGTCCTCGTCCCTGCTGGCACCCATCTGGCAGTCCTTTACTCCATGATCGACATGGGGACTCAAGTTACTGAGTTTGCCGGCGAGAAAAAACGGCAACGCAAGTTGCGCCTGTCGTTTGAGCTTCCCAAGAAGCGGGCGGACTTCGATGGAGTCAGTAAGCCCATGGCAATCCACAAGGAGTTGGGCTTTACTATGTACAGCAAAGGAAACCTTCGAGGGTTTGCAGAAGCACTTCTTGGCAGGGCATTGCAGGACAAAGAGGCCGACAACCTCGACGTAGAGACCCTGCTCGGGAAAGCCGTGCTGGCCACTGTTCTACACGAGAAAGGTACTGATGGTATCACTCGTGCCAAGTTCAAGGGTGTTGCCCCTTTGATGGAAGGAATCGACGCTCCTGCACCAGAGAACAATGTAGTGCTTTACAGCGTCACCCAAGGATCAACCGCTTTGTTCCAGTCGATGCCGGGCTGGCTTCAGGAGAAGCTGGCAATGGCTCCTGAGTTTGATTCCGGCACTGAAGAGTCGCTTGCTTCAGACGACATTCCCTTCTGATGAAAAACAGTAGAGCAAAAGGCGCGACAGGAGAAAGGGAATGGAGGGACCAACTCCGTTCAGCGGGCTACACAGCCCGCAGGGGACAGCAGTTCTCTGGCGGGGCAGACAGCCCTGATGTTATCTGTGAAGAGCTGGCAAGCATCATCCACTTCGAGGTTAAAAGGGTAGAACGGCTCAACCTTGAGGATGCAATGGACCAGGCTCGCCGGGATGGGAGGGGTAAGGTTCCAGTGGTTGCCCACAGGAAGAACCATTGCCCTTGGTTGGTGACGATTCCTGCAGATGCGTTTTTTTCTCTACTTTCGGATGGACAACAAGGCCTGAAAGTCTACCTTACCGATCCGAAGTGACAAATTGGGTATTGCGCCGGGGTTCCCTGGTTAAGACATCGCCCGATGGGTAAGCGCATAAAAGCCCATCCCACTTTCGCAGTCAGGAAACCAGAGGCAGCCTGAGCCTCGCAACACACACACAAAATATTAGTCCGGCAAACCCAGCGTCGTCCGGGGGCGCACAACACACACACAACATGGAATGGAAACCAGCAACGGAAGGCATTTACTACGGTCTTCCTGAAGAGATCTACAGGTCTGCACCTGGGATAAATAACTCAACCCTCAAGTTGATGAGGCGTAGCCCTAGGCATTACTTGAATGCCTTGGAAAATCCTGAACATAAGGACAGTCCAGCCCTTCTGTTTGGGCGATTGGTGCATCAAGCCATCCTTGAGACGCACAGGCCCAAAGGCTACGTCATTCGCCCAGAGGGGATGAAGTTCAACACCAAGGAAGGCAAGGCATGGAGGGATGCTCAAACTCTGCCAGTTATTGACCTTGAAGATGCTGAAAGGATCACCTCCATTGCAGGAGCCGTGCATGAGCATCCATTGGGCAAGGAAATAATGGCTGGAAGCACTGAGGTGTCAGTGTTCAGGAAAGACCCATCAACCGGCCTACTTCTCAAGGCTCGCATTGACTGCATGAGCTGCAAGATCATCGACATCAAAACGACTGAGGATGCCAGCGCAGCATCCTTCGCCAAATCATGCCAAGCATTCGGCTACGCTCGTCAGGCTGCATTTTATGGCATGGTGACAGGCTGCTGGGACTTCACGTTCTTGGCAGTGGAGAAAGAGGCTCCATATGCCTGTCAGGCTTTCCGCATCGCCAAAGGATGCATCCAAACGGCTATCCAACAGATCCGACTGGATCTCGATAGGGTCAAGGAATGTATCACCATCCAGGATTGGCCCGGCTACGACAACTCAACCAAGGAGATCGAGATCTATGTTTGACGCAACACAAGACGAAGAAGAAAAGCAGCCCACCTGTCACCATCAGCATCAGATGATCAAAGTGCCAATCTGGTTCTTTGAATCCCTGCTTGCAAATCTCGACGCACTCTGTAGAGAGAACCGGGAGCTGAAACGCCACCTTAATCCAACACACGAAGAATGAAAGACTTGAACATTCTGGAAGTGCTCATCATTGGATGGGCAAAGGACAGGAAAATCATCCCCAATGCGAAGCCTGAATCTCAGGTACTGAAAGCAGTATCAGAGATGGGTGAATTGGCGGACGCTACAGCCAAAGGCCGTGATGACGAAATGAAAGACGCAATCGGTGACGTTGTCGTCTGCTTGATCAACCTGTGCGCCCTAAAGAGGTGGACGCTTGGGGAGTGTCTCAATGAAGCGTGGGAGCAGATCAAGCATCGCAAAGGAACGCTGCTTCCTAACGGGTGCTTTGTGAAGGAGGAAGTATGAGTGACGACGAAATCAGCATCGCATCCCCATCAATCGCACAACCAATGCATATTCTGAAAACGGTTGAAATGAAGGTCACGTTGTCTGACGAGACTCTGAAAGATCTTTTCGCCGCCGTGGCCTTGCACAAACTGATGGACGAGAAGCGCATTTGGCCGCAGCAGGTTGACCAGTATGTGGCTTCTGCAAGAGAAGTTGCCGACGCTATGATGAAAGCACGGAAGGAGGAAGCATGAGTGATACACCGGAGACGGACTTAGCCACACATTCAGCCGAAGAAATGCCTTGGACGCCATGGGTGTTCGCTCAAATAGCAAAGAGCCTCGAACGCGAGCGGGATGAGGCTAGGATGGAGAGAGATGAAATCATGTCATGCATTGAGCAGGCCATTGATTACCACCAAGTTCATGGCCAGCAGGAAATAGCTGCCGCTATTAGCAACCTGCTGGAAAATATCAACCAAAGGAGGAAGCATGACACGCGCTGACCTAGTTTCTATGACAGATTCCGACCTCCACGACTGGTGCACTAATCACGACCTCCACGGTTGCCGGGATGGAGACTGTGGGGCGCGTAGGTGCATCTGGTGTGGGGAAGAAGTGTACCAAGTGTTGGATGAAATCACCAAGAAGGAGGAGCAAGATGACTGCTGATCAGGTTGTTGCATTTCTGAAGAACTACAACCAATGGCGCAGGGGTGATGATTCTGTTGAGCAACCACACCCAAAAGATGTTGGAGAAGCCATTGACGCTGCCATCCACCTGTTGGCCGAAAGAAAATCTGCGAAGAATCTCACTTTTCGCTGGAACCACACAACCAAACCATCTCTCTTTGAGGTCTGGGAGAATGGAACATTAATCCACTCAGGCCCGTACAACCAAGCACCCTCCCTCAAGCCATAACCAACACACACAACATAATGAACTTTAAAGAATACCTAGATACCAGATCTCGCATTCAAGACGACTTCTCGGTTGGAACATTTGAGAATCAACAGTTCTGGTGCGGATGTTATAATTATACTGACCGCGATGAGGCGATTGAACGCCTTAATCAACTCAAGAAAAGTCAACCATACTATGACTGGAAGATTGTAAGGATCACAACAGCAATTAAATGCACAGAAGTTCCAGTAAATACTGCAAGCTAATCTTGTTTAACACACACAACACATGAAAACCAACGAAGCACTAGACCGGGTGGACTGGACTCCACCAAAGACATTCAAATGCCAGCAGACTGATCGAGCACTACTCAACTGGCTCAAGAAGCGTGGGCTGGCGGCAGACTACCAAGAGCAAAGGGACCAGAGGCTCAGGAAGATGGAGGAGATTCTCGCGGAGGTTGAAGAGGTATGAAGAACGGCATCATCTTTTCACGGGTTTCCACACCAAAGCAGAACCATGAAAGGCAGTTAGCCGAACTTCATGCATTTGCTAGAAACAATGGGATCAATGTTGTCGCAGTAGTTACAGAGACTGGGTCTGGTTGCTTGCCTTATGATGAAAGGGCTTGCCTTAAAGGAGTCGAAGCAATGATTAGGCTTGGTGCTGCAAACACTCTGCTATGCATTGAAGCTAGCAGGATAGCCAGAAGGGTTGATGTAGCTGAACATTTCCTTTCTCAAATCGCAGGGAAGGCAGAGGTAGTTATTCTGTCTGATGGATTGCGGTTCTTGGATGCAAACAGTCCTGATATGTTTGAGCGGGCAAGAATTGATAGAGCATTATTGTACGCTGAAATGGAGTCTGGATTTATAGCAGAGCGGGTGAAATCTGGTATGGAATCAGCGCAAAAAAGAGGAGTTCGATTAGGCAGACCAAAGGGCACAACTGAGTCTAAGGAGCAAAGGCTTAATAAGCACTCTGACATTGTTGAGTGCATAAACCATGGCATCTCATTGAGGAAAACATCAAAGATAACAGGCAAAAGCACTGCTACGGTTAAGAGGGTTGTTGCCATTCTCAATGGCAAATCACAACTACAAGAAGTATGATCCATTTAAACGTATGCCACCCGGCCACAGGGGAGCCTGGATGGGACAGGATGGAGTTGAGCTGCAACACAATGCCTTATGAGGATTACAGGGTTCAGCTTGAGACAGCAGAAACCGATGGATGGAAGGCATGGAAACACTTCTCTTGTGGAAGAATCATCTTTTATAGGCCACACGGAAACACTGGAAGGCCTTGGGTTGACAACTCAGTCCTAACCAACGAGCAGGTCTTAGATCGGAAAAGCACTGTCACAAGCAGTTACCAAATCGGCTACTTCAGCAAGGGGCAGTTCTGGGCGAATGCAGTTGTTGGTGAGTTGTGGGAGGCTATTGCAAAGAAGAAGTGGGCTGACGAACACTTCAAGATGGAGAACCATATCGTGAAGGTGACATCAGGTGTGGCCTACACTGAGATGAAGTTTGAGGAGAAGAAGCAAGTTGATCCTGTTTGATGTGGATACTACCAAAGCAACTCATATCAGCCTTTGCTCCGGGTACGGAGGCATTGACCTTGGACTCAAGCGAAGCATCAAAAGCCTGCGAACAATCGCTTATGCGGAGATCGAAGCCTTCGCCTGCGAAGTGTTACTTGCGAGAATGGAAGGTGGGCAACTTGATGCGGCTCCGATCTGGAGTGATCTCAAGTCATTCCCTTGGGCAAAGTTTCGAGGACTGGTGGACATCCTATCTGGAGGCTACCCCTGCCAGCCATTCAGCGGAGCCGGACTCAGGCGAGGGAAGGACGACCCACGACACCTATGGCCTTGGATTGCAGATGGAATTCGCGCTATGCGCCCCAGACTCTGCTTCTTTGAAAACGTCGAAGGACATATCAGCATGGGGTTGTCCAACGTCATCCAAGATTTGGTCGGAATGGGTTATAGAGTTGCGTGGGGAATATTCAGCGCGGCTGAAGTCGGTGCGCCTCACCAGCGAAAGCGGGTGTTTATCTTGGCCTACCGTCACGGCGAACGAGGACAGCTACCGGATTGGTGGCGAGAGCCAACAGAGCAAGTGCCTATCGGCGATGGCGAGACGTGGAGAACTCAATGGCCAAGCCGCCCTGGCGAACCCCAGCACGCATGGGAGCCGCCTAGAGTCGTGGGCAACGCCAACTGCCAGGGATCACAAGAGCGGACGTGGTCAGGAGGGGCGGGAATACAAGGAGCTGACGCCGATGGTGGAACGGACGCAGAATTGGAAGCTGAATCCTCGCTGGGTGGAAACCCTGATGGGACTACCGGTGGGATGGACTATGCCGAGTTGTGCGAGTCCTGTGACAATCGGACCGATGAACTCAGACTTCTAGGCAACGGAGTTGTTCCAGCTACAGCAGAGAAAGCATTTATGGTTTTGCTTCAAAAACTCCAACACAACACACAATGAACGAAATCGAACAGATACTAAACAAGTACGACAAAGTATTCTCACGAATCCCATGCTGGGAGGATGGAGACACAGTAAGAAGGGTTGAACTGCTGTGCGAATGGGTGAGGAAATCCATTCAGGTTGAGGAGGTGTTCTGTCTCCAAGGGCAACCAAGGAAAGACGAGATCATGGCCATGGTGGGACGTTGGTTCAACCGACGAGCAACTACAAAGTGGTCTGCCAAGGAGATGAAAGCCTTGAAAGCCGTTCTGGACCTACAACCCATGGACGATGAGATTGCTGCGCTTGATCGGTACTACTCAGCTACCATTCAGGCTAAGGACGACTACCGTCGAAGGGATGTCGTGACCCTCCTTAACAACTGGCAGGGTGAAGTTGACCGGGCTAGGAAGTGGGTGCCAGCTAGGTCTGTCGCTCAAATGGTTGGGGTTAGGGTATGAACGTACCAACCTGCCCTGACGCTGAAGATGCCCTAGCATCGTGTTTGCTTGCTGCCCCTGATAAGGTAGCCCCCCTGTTGATTGGACATCACGTTGAGCGAGATACGTTCATCCAGGTGGACACTGGAGCTGTTGTTGCTGTCGCTTTGGACCGATGGAGGCAAAGGAAGCCGGTTGATGCCATCCTTATCGGTGGTGAACTCAAGGGTGTTGTTGACCCACACAGGATGATGCAGATTGTGACCTGCTCTGCTGTCCCTTCAGCGGCGGAACACTACCTTGGTGAAGTGGTTGACACATCTGCCAGAAGGAAGCTGATTAGGGGCTGTCAGGAAGCCGCAAGAATCGCCAGTGAGGAAGGGAAGGAGGTTGCGCTGACCCACATTGGTGAGTTGGTCCAGCAGGTTTCTAGGCCTACTGTAAGCAGACCGGCGAGCATCAGGGAGTTGATCAAGACAACCATATGCTCATTTGAGGATAAGCGAACTGACCGAGACGTAAGAACCGGATGGACTTCTCTGGACAGGATCAGCCCAGTCAGGATGGGTGACTACGTTGTCATTGCTGCCCAGGCCAAGGGTGGTAAGTCCACACTCGCAATCTCCTACGCAGCAGAGGTTTGTAAAGCTGGAGGTAGTGTCCTGATCTGTTCATTGGAGATGCCACAGGGGGATGTTGTTGAGAAGATGCTGTCGAGAGAAAGCAGGGTTCCGCTTTCCTCCATGTATACGAGGAACTTCAAGGAGCATGAGAATAGAAGCTTGGTTGAGGCTGGCATGAGGATGGGAGTGTGGAAGCTGGAGATCAGAGATGACGTCTATACCATTGACCAGATTGCAGCAGCAGCGAGGATGAGTCATGCCAGAAAGCCTCTCACCATGCTTGTGGTGGATTACCTCCAGTTAGTCAGAGGCCCTAAGATTGGCAGGGGAGACAACCGGGAAAGAGAGGTAGCAGAAGTGTCAAGAACACTCAGGTTGTTGTCCCTTGAGCTTGGGTGTGTAGTGGTAGCCTTGAGTCAGTTGAACGACGATGGCAGGTTGAGAGAGAGTAGGGCAATCGGTCAGGATGCAACAGCAGTGTGGTCAGTCCAGCCGAGTGAGAATGGTGACGAGTACAAGAATGTCCAGATACCTGCCCAGCGGAATGCAGAGTCAGGTGTGGGTTGTGACCTGCTGTTTGAGGGCAAGTTTGCATCGTTCAGTGAAAGGAGGTGATTTAGATGCCATTGAAGAAAGGTTATTCGCAGAAGACATTCAGCAAGAATGTCAGTACTGAGATGAAGCATGGGAAGCCACAGAAGCAGGCAGTTGCCATTGCGTACTCAGTTCAGAAGAAAGCGAAAGCAGCAGCAAACAAGCGCAAGAAATAGGTTGCAACCCGAAGGGTTGAGTGGGATGAAGTGAGTTGTTGTTCATTCTGTGTTGTGTGTTCAAGGGGCAGATCCAATCGGGTCTGCCTCTTGTCTTTTGTGGTGATGAAGCCAAGATCTTGAAGATCTGGATGATGTGGTTGAGCCAAGCAAGCCATCAAAGCGACGAGGATAGGCTTAAAAACGATTCTACGAATCAAGCAAGGTCATGACAGCGGAATGA